TTGGTATAAATTTTTCTAATGCCATAATTACGCTTTTTACAGTAGTATACACTATAATATACTAAGAAAGTTTAACAAATAAAAAACCCGCAGAAATTAATCTACGGGTTTTTTAAGAAATATTAAATTGTTATTAGAATGAACCTCCAGTGATAGGATTACGCATAACAATCTTCAATACCTTAGTAGGATCTTTAACCCATACAGCTGGCATTGTCTGACTCATGAATACACGGTATCCGTTAAACTGAGCAGAAGATTGGAATCCTTGAGTACGTCCCATGTAGTCCATAGTTCCATTCTGATAGAACCACTTAAGTTGGTTATCCCAAGAAAGCTTCAACATGTAGATGTTGTCGTTTACGTTGTCAGTTACATCAAAGATTACAAAGTTGTAAGAAGACAATGGGTTACCATCAATGATTGGGTTCTCAATATCATTAGTATGCAAGTTATCAAACGCTGGGTTCAACACAAACTTAACGTTAGCCAAGAAAGGAATAACGTAGCTAGTGTAAGCATATCCAAAGTTCAAATCCATACCTGAACCAGAGATAGCTCCTATATCAGCAGCTTGAATAACCAAACCAGACTGGATAGCTTCACGCTTGATAGCATCGTTAACAAGCTTCATTCCACCAATACCAGTTTGTACTACTAACTGACGCTTTGGATCTGGACCTTTAAAGTCTACCTTACCAGCGTAGAAGTTGTAAAGCTCAGACTTGAATAGATCTAAACTAAAGCTAGACTTGTTGTAGATACGCTTGAAAGAGTTATCTAACTGCTTCCACAAACCTACAGAAAGACGCATATCATCTGGACCATCCTGCTTGATACGTCCACCTTGTCCCCACATAAGGTAAGTTTCAATATCAGAAGCAATCTTAGTCAAGTGTGCAGATTCCATCTTAGTCAAGAAAGTACGTGATAAATCACCATTCTCAAATGCACGCTTAACAGCATCTTTACCCATAGTCTGAACCATTCCCTCTAAAGAAGAAACTGAAGGATCCATGTTGTTATCAAAGTTTCTCCAGATCTCAGTTACAGGTACAGTACCATCAGCATTCATACCACCTTTAAGCATCAAGTCAGCACGACTAGATACAGAGTAGTGTACGTGTGCTTCAGCTCCTCCTACATAGTTGTAGAACTCACGGAAACCAGCGTTGTATTCTCCAATGTCAGAGAAACGCTCACCATACTCACCACGAGCAGAACCTTTACGGAAGATCTTAGTACCAGAAGCAAGATACTTGTTCTCTAAGTACTTAGCGTTGTCGTTGTTTACTAACTGTACAGTGTAGATGAAACCATCACCAGTAGGGATAATGTCATCAGCAGTGATGTACATTTCAACACCATTGTACTTATCGTAAGTGATGATATCACCATGTCCAAAAGTACGCTTGTTAATCTTGATCTTGAAAGTAGTACCATCAATACCCTTAGTCATGTTAGAAGAATCAATATCTTCAATGATGTAAGGAAGCTCTTGAGCTACAGGTACTTGCCACTTGTACTCACCTCTGTGGTTGTCTACGTCAATAACGTTTTTACCACCAAAGCTAGAAAACTGATACAAAGGCATTTCTACCTTTTGAGTCATTGCCCAAAGATCTACAGGACCCATATCCATAGGTTCTGCACTCTTAAGCATGTTTACGAGATGGTAAGAATCTACGTGAGAAGTAGCTTTGTAGCTAGTATCACGTAAAAAGATACCATTGTTTAATGTTGGAGTTGCCATAATTTATTTTATTTTATATTTTGTTTTGTGTTATCTTTTAAAAATATTCTTTTGTCTTGGTAACTTACGAGATGGTTTACTTTCCTTCTCTTCAGGTACAGCTGATGCAATCCTGCTAGACTGTTCTGTTTTTAACTGTCTAACTGTATTCTCAACTGACTTGTTCTTACCTTGACTCATAATCTTGTTTCTGTAACCATCTGGATCTGATAATAACCAGAGTGCTTCAGCAATAAGATCATGTTGTGGTTCAACAAACTGGTACTTCTCTAAGAGATGTCCCAATAGGTTAGTGTTCTTACCTGAAATAGATGGATAGTTTGGTTGTACAAGACCTGCATATAACATAGACTGTGTCTTCTTATCAAGCTTCATACCATTAATTTCTCCTGGTTCTAAAGCTTTATACACACTATCCATGTACTGCTCTGCTGCTTGCTGCTGTTGCATTTTCATCTGCTCCTGCTCTGCAAGCTGTCTTTCTACTACCTGCTGTTGCATCTTATCCAACTTTGGTTTAAACTTGTTTGCTTGTGTTTCAAGTTTACCAAGATCTTTCCAAGTTTCAATTTCTTCAGAGATATCATTATCATCTCCAAAGTTTGTAGCTCTTAAGTAAGAACGTACAATCTCTTCTTGGTCCATCTCATCTGTTGGATCTAAAGATCTAATTTCTTCAGATGCTGCAAGTGCTCCAAACAATCCCTTAAGATCTGTACCTCCATTAGCTACATATTCTGCAGCGTACTGAAGCTCTTCAGGTAATGCTTCGTAGAACTCTTGTGGTGTCTGTTCTTTTACTTTACGCTCTCTTTCTTCAAAGTTAGCTTGTAATAACTCCTGCCAATCTTTTAAGGAGTACTCAGACATGTCTTTATCATCATCAAAAGGAATGATCATCTCATCCTCTATCAGCTTACTAAAGACTTCCACCATACCGCTTTTGTCTACTTTAGGTCTACCAGTTTTAGCTGGTTCTTCTTCAACCTCTTCTTCATCCTCTGGCATAGCTGTAATCTCATCTACAGCTGCTTTAGGATCTTCTTTAGGTTCTTCTGATTCTTCATCAGTAGACTCATTTGTGTCAGAACTGTCATTGTCAATAAAACTCATATCCACTTCTGGGTTTGAGAATATTGACTTCTTTTTTTCTTCTTTTTCCTCACCTGAATCAGGTAGCATAACGCTATCTGCTCCCGGTGTTCCACCAAAGATATCATCAAGATTAATGTCTACTTGTGATACTTCAGTTTGTTCGGTTTTAGTTTCACTCATTTTTATTGGTTTTTATTTTTTTGTTGGTCTACATTAAGAATATAATATATAGAAATAAATAAACTAAAAATATTTTACTACAGAAATGTCAATTTCAGCAGTATATAGCTAGCGTCTATTCCTCTTTATTTTTCTTAGCTTTTACATCATACTGATTCTTATTTTCTCTAGCTACTTCTAATTGCTTATTTGCTATTTCTCTTTTAGTAGCAAGCTCTTCTCTTTTAATATTCATCATGTCTTGACTTTGTGCTTTTTTAATATTATTAGATTCTCTTTTTACATCCATTTGTTGCTGGAATTCATCAGATTGTCTAATGTCTTTTAAAGCATCTTGATAATCAGACATTTGGTTTTGATTAACATCTTGCGTAGAACCATAACCTGCAGCTCTAATCTGAGCTACAAGTAGATCCTTCTGACGTTCTTTATCGTTTTCTTCTTGCTCAAACTGCAACTTCATTTGCTCTTCTTGCTGTTTAGCTTGAATCTGCTGCTGTTGTAGTTGCTGTTGTTGCTGCATCTCTTGCTGTCTCATTTGCTGCTGCTTCTCTTCAGTATCCTTAAGGATATGAGATACCTCAGCAATAGACTCAGACTTCATGATATTACCTAAGTCATAGATAGATGCACCAGTTGTATTGTTACTAATAGCTAATTGTTTTAACTGTTCTAATACAGCTCTATGGTTAGCTTTAGTTGTAGCAAAAATATTAAAGTCTCTTAGTAAGAATGTAGAACCCTCAATCTCAAAATTCACTTTCTCATCAGCAGATGTAGTGTATTGCAATCTTATTGATGGTTTAGTGCTATGATAATACTGAGATAAATCTGTTCTCATCTGATGTACACGTGGCATCAAATAATCACAGTGATTCATAAAGTATGTTTCTGTCTGTGCATAAGAATTAGCTGTTGCTATTCTTAAACCAGTGGCGGTAGCTTGTTCTACCTGCTGACCCATACGCTGTGGAGTTACACCAATTACTTCAAATGCTTGTTGCTTAAAGTAATTTGCTAACTGAGTTCTAGATAAGATTCTATTTGTCTGTTCTAAATTAAGAACCTGATAGTGTTGGAAGTTAAGAGCATTCTCAGTGTTAGTAATAGACGTATCTAATGGTAACATCTGGAAGTCTTTCATTGCAACATATGCTTTAGCAAGATTGTTCTTACCCCAATCTTCTCCAAGAGAGTGTCTTGGTAAAGCATTCTGATCTAACATAATTACTGTACCTAACTCATCTACAAGAATATCAGCAATCTGGTTATTTACAATGTTATATCCAATCTGGAATGGTTTCATTAAATCTACTAAAGATGTAGACCTAGCGTTTCTATCAGAGAATACAGAACCCTCTACAGGTAATTTACACCCGTACAATGTAGCATCACCTTTAAACTGGAATGGTACACGTCCTGGTTTTTCTTTATTGATTCCAATGTATATTGGGTTAATACCATCAGGAGAGTAGTTATTCATACCCCAGTATGCAGGATAATTAGGTCCAATCTTAGTACCACCCCATACTTCATTAATCCAAATCCAATCTATATGTTCACCTGCAATAAGGTTCTCCTTTGTTTTATTCTTAAATACCGATGTATCATAGATAGGTTTTAATGTAACTTTATACATCTCATCCACTACATCCTGTATTACATCTCCATTCTCATCTATACGGGTTAAATGACCCAGCTTACGCTGTGATTTCCAATAGATAGTAGACACACGTAACATATCTGTATTACGATAATCAAAGAAATCTTCTGATTCAGATAGTATCCACTCTACAATATCTCCACCACCAGTTGGTCCATCATATAAAGATGTAAACTGTCTGTATGCTAAACCAGGTTGTCCTGTATTCCACTCATGGGATTTAGTTGCATCGTAGTAAGACCCATCATTCTGCTGTCCACCAATAGGATATCCAGCAGCTCTTGTAGGATAAATAGCTTCTAATGATTCCATTTGAGCTTCTGTCATCAGATATCCGTATTTATCAATGATATCTGAAACAGTCATCATGTCTATCTTACCAACCCAGTTACCCTGAGAGATATATCTTACATCTGGTGACTTATGATAGAATGTAGTTACAGGATTCCATAACTCTACATCATAGTCATCATCATTCATTTTAAAGTGCCAGAACTCTCTATCAGTAATAAGCATATCACGGAAAGCTCTTTCTTCAAGCTCATCCATTCTAAAACGCTCTACGTCTACACGCATCTGATGTTCTGCCCACTCTTCAAGCATTGACCTATAATCCTTCTTAAAGAACTGCTCAATCTCAGGTAGCTCTTTTAATGCTTCTGGTTGCATAGCTTGCTGAATCTCAGGATCTTCTGGATCAGCACCCATCTCAATCATCTGCATTGCCATCCTCATCTGTGCATCAGCTAATAACTTAGCTTCCACCATTGCACGCTTTTGCTCTAATAACTCATTATATGAGATCTCATCAGTAGTTCTGAAGGTAACTTTTGTATTACGCTTTGCAAATTCTGCTACTAATACATTAATTACATTAGGAATAATAGGATAGAACTTTAACTCTAATGCAGATTCATCTTCTTTTGTTAGTGTTTCTATTAAATCTGCATACTCTGGATCTTCTTCTACTATATAATCTGTACGATCAATAATACCTTTAGCAAGTTTGTAGTTCTTCATTAAACGCCTAGCATTACGCTTAAGCTGTTTCATACCCTGCCACTCTAACCAATCAAGGTTCCATGCAGCCCAATCATCATCTTTCTTCTTTTTAGGTAAGAACTGCATTGGTTGGGTTAGTGTACCCATCCTGTTATGTTCTGCTTTAGCTCCTTTCTTGAGCTGCATTGCGTTATAGACCTGCATATTCTGTAGTATTAATTGTGTGCTCCTCTTCTAACTCTTCAAAGTTTACATCATAAATTTCTAAATCAGATTCATATTCATAGTATAAGTATCTGATACTGTGATAGTTAGTATCTGTAGGAGTTGTATAGTAATCCATTATTTAATATTTTTAAAAGCTCTTTTAGGTTTAGACATACCAGAAGGACTGCGTTTTCCCCCTAGATGTCTAAAAGGGCTCACTTTAAATTTATACAAATTTGAGTTATTTTCCAAGGAATTGTTTGATTGCTCTCTTCTTTTTACATATCCTCTGTTAGATTGTTGTACAGAAGCAAATGCAACTAGTGCACAAAACGCAACTAAACGGTCAACGTTTAAACCTGGGTGATATGCCATCATTTCTGTAAGTAACATAGGGTCTGGTATTCTTGTAACACCGTATGTTTTTTTATATACCTTACCGTCATCATCAGTTACAGTATCTATTTCTTCTCTAAGGTATTCAATAGCGTATGAGATCAGGTGATTCTTAAATAGGGTACCAGTATTTCTCCACCCGTACTCCTGATACACAGATTTATTAGCCCCCAGTTCTTTTAAGAAAAGCATTTGATCCTTAGTTACAAGGTATCTTTGCTTTCTTTTTGATATCATATACTGTATAAACAACGATATATTGTTCTCCACTACAGTCCAAGCATTGTACCACTCAATAATTAACTCTAATCTTTCATGTGTTTTCTTGATATCATCAAATCTACCACACCATGCAGCTACAATACCGTCTTGTTCTATCTCTACTTTTACTTCTTGACCATCATCTTTTGTTATTTCAACGGGAGCTTTATACACATATATAGAACATAAAGAGTCACTTGTACTAGTTTTACCTTCACCCACCGGGTCAATAGATGCATAATACATCCCAAACTCTGGGTTTTTCTTAGGTCTATCCCATACAACTAAACATCCTTCTTTATCTTCTGCATTCTTCGGTATAGGAAATTGTTTAATAGGTTGTTTTCTAGACTCAGCTATTACTAATTCACCTTCATCACCTCTAGATAAATCAATTAATTCATAAGGATATTCTTTATCCTCACATCTTTTCAACTGTGCTGTAACTAAATGTGGAGGAAATACAGATTCCTTTCTGTATGCAAAAGCTTCCTTAATATTTAAAGGCTTCTGTGATATTCTTAACTGGTATTGTTCAGGAGCTACTTCTTTCTTCATCTTTACACGCTCCTGTTTTACAGCTTCTAAAGCTTCTTCTACCTGTGAGTTACCATATTCATCTATAAAAGGAGGCATAGACCATTGTTCTGGTATAAATAACCCCGCCTTACCTATAGTTCCATTCTCATCTATAAGATTAGTTTCTACAGAATAAATATCATTTGCATCTGCATTTAATATCATTTCTTTCAAAGGACCACATTGATCCAAATCACCCACAGATCCTGCAGCTATAAACATACCAGTGGTTACCATACCTGATTGTAAGGCTGGTCTGATATACTCATATGTCATATCCATCTTAGGAGCAATACCTGCTTCCTCATGGAAGAAGTACTTACAAGGTCCACCTACTCCAGATGTTGCTGATTTCTCAAATGACATACCCTGGATAGTACCTTTTAACCCGGCTTCTGTTACACGGTTACCTTTTCTAACTTCAATCTTCTGTTGCCATAACAAAACCTTAGAAGGATTCATAGGTCTATACCATGCAGTATGTTCATTTAGAAAAGATGCATATTCATCTAAGAACTTCCATGAACCTTTATCGTTAATATAATCTTTTAAAGATGCACCTATCTTCAATGTAACACCAGGCTCAAACCACAATTGATTTAAGAGTTTTGCTATATGAAAATATGAAGATGCTATCTGACGTTTCTTCAATATAGCAGCATGTTTATGATTGAGTTCTGCTAATAACTCATATAATGCCATGTGGTACTGAGCATCTCTAATCTTTGCAAATCCAAACTTCTGTATCTCTTTATTAAAGATAGGCAGAAAGTTTAACCACATATAATAATCCCTAGTAATGTACCAAGATAAATCACCAGAGTGAACCAATATTCCTGATTGGCATTTTCTTTTTTGGTCATCCCAATATTCTATAAAATCTTTAGATCTAAATGGTGCTGTACAATAAACACCTTCTTTTTCAAACTTACGAGCTTGTTCATTAAATACAAAAGAATCCTGGTTGAAATTATATTCTCCAGGAACCTTAAATAACTTAAAAACGTAATCTTTAAATTCTTCCCTAGAATTGAACGTAGTCTCAGACCACACGCCATCTGTAGAAGTAGGGACTTTAATGAATATCTCCTCCATTTATTAACTCTTGAATTTTATTTTTATCACCTTTTGCTTCATTAATTATTGAAATTAAAGTTTCAATATTAGTGGATTTCAAAGCATGAGGTGGAAACTCATTAAAATACTTTCTATAATCATCCCTATTAAAAGCAAACCACCTATCCATATGGTGATTATAATGAAATATCCAGTTATATAAATATCCTTCTTCCATAATTACATTTGATCATAAGCTAGTCCTTGTCCACCACGAACCTGACTTTGTTGTTCTTCAGCTAAATCTTTATAAGCACCTTTAAAAGATTCTCTTATCTGTTGGAATTTAGCTGCTGCATTAATTAAAGCAGTGATGTTTCCATCTCTACCATGTTCAATTTGGGTAGTTTCCATATATCTCCCTAATCTATCAAGCATAGCTTTAATACCCATATATGCTCTATAAGTAGGGGTCTCATATAATTTCTTACACATTGAGAGTGCATGAATTATCTTATCATCCTCTGTAGTAAATTCAGCATCCACTTCTTGCAATATCAAATCTTCTTTCTCATGCTCTATAGTATTAAAGAAAGGATTCAAATCTGGGTTAGGACAAGTCATATAAAATAAATAAGCATATATCTTCATATGATCATCTGGATATTCATCCATAATGTCCTTTAAAAACTTTAACGTATAACAATGTTCTGTTGGAACAACCTTACCATTCTGTACATCAAATAATCTCGTCTGCATTTTGTTTATGTTTTATCAACGTTATAACTTCATCCTTCAAATAAGGCACATCATAAGGCACAATCTTTTTAACAATGGGTTCTCCATTATCATCACGTGCTATAATAGGTGCACCATATTCATCCAAACCTTCTTCAAAAAACAATACATGATGTAATGTTAGTTTACCAGGTTTCCTTTTAGGATTATGCTTCAACATTATATACATATATACAGACAACTGCAATGCGTAATGATAAAAGTTACAATCGTCAAGATGCGATACAGGCGGATTCATCTTCTGTGATTTACCCTCCCAGTTAACATACGACTCAGTTTTAATTTCCTTATTAGTTTTATAATCTAAGATGTTAATCTTGTTATCTAATACAGTCACTAAATCCGATTGTCCACACAACCCTACAGATTTAAGATACACAAAATGTTCGGGATACACACCATCTTCTAACTTCTGAGATGGTGCTAACTTTGTTTCATTCTCATCTACAATAGGATTTATTACAGGTAACTCTTGTCCAAATCTAGATATACTATCAATAGCTAATAAGTCAGCTTCCCTCTGATTATGATACCAATTACCTCTATCAATTGCATTATCAGCTTGATGTTTCCAAGCATCCAATATTTCATCAACAGTCATACCATACCACTTAGACTTCTTAGACTTTGATACTTTCTTAGCAACATTCAATTTATCAAAAGGCTGCTTGAACTGTCCAACAAAAGATGTTACAGATGTCCACTTAATCCCTTCATTAGGATCCTGTGATACATATTCATGTTTTTCTGGTTTAAATATTACTGCCATATTTATTTATTTAATTCTTCTTCCTCCTCTTCTGTCATCAATGCATGCCACCTACCATCAGGGCATTCAGAAGATAAAGACCTCGTTTTAAATTCTAGAGAACACCCGCATAGCAAACAACAAGGCTGAGACCCCGGTACCAAACATTCCTTACCTTCATTATCTATATGAGGACATCTTTTACAAATATTAAATCTGATACTAGCTGTTCTTTCTACATCATCTTGATGAATGATAGAGTTGACCATACCTTCTAGGATCTTCGGTATATTATTTATTATTTCTCTTATTGATTTGAAAAGCTTTTTTATTTTCATCTGTTTCATCTATTATTTTTTTAGCATCTAACATCTGCTGTAGTTGTTTCTCCACTGTCTTATAACTATGGTACTTTGCAAATGTCAAGTTCTCTTTATTCTGTAAATAGTTAGTGTACCCCAAAATCTTCTTATTCAGTTGCTTCTTCTTCAAACTAAATGTACCAAGATTAGCCACCGTTACATCACTATGCTCAATATTCACAATAGCTTTGTACACCCTATTCCAATAATGATCCACCACTTTCTTTACAAGTGTTTTGTCCAGATCAAGCTCTCCAGCAACATCGTCAAAAAATTCCTTACTCTTCTTTGGAGTCAACTGCTGCAAATTTAAAATCTAACAAAACAGGTGCTTTCGTCTGAATGTTCATCTGAGGATTTATAAATACTACTTTCCTTGTATCCCCGTCCTTTATAATCAATTCCTTCTTTACAGCTTTTGTCACTGCATTCCTAACTGACTGTGGACTCTTGAAAATATCATTATCATATCCCAATTTACAAAACTCCGTTAGCTCTGTCTCACCCTCAATAGCTAAAAGAGTGAGACAGTCTAAATCAGAATTAGTAACAGATACATCATTCAGATAACAATAGGTAAGAATCTGATACTTCACTATAGCATCAATATCCATCTTTACCCTCTTTGTAACCTGATTAACTATTGCCATTATTTTCTCTTTAATGTTTTTCCTTTTGGTGGCTCAGGCATTTCCTCTTCATCCTCTTCCGGGGACAAGAAGCTAGCAACAGCCGCCTGCAAATTAATACGCTTTGCTCTCTGCTCCTCAATGTCAGTAAGCAAAGTCTCATACTCCAATTGCGTAGTTAAAAATTCAACTTGCTCCTTATAATACTCAGCAAGCTTTTCTTTACGCTCCTGAATCTCTTCAGGTGTTAATTCTTTTTGTTCTTCCATAATTGTTAGTTTTATTATACAAGTATACAAAAAAAATCTTAAAAGTTTAAAGTAGCAATATTCGGGGACTAAATATATAGTGACATTTAACCTACGGCTGTTGTTGTTGCTTTTATAAGAGGTTGTGGTGGGGTCTCTATAAAGCAAACCCCGTCAAAAATTCTGCAAGGTGGTACCCCCTACAACTACACAGAGAGATATTTTTTTCTAACTCAAAGCTTAATTTGTTATGCAAGAATATACTAAACTACTAGACGATGTACATGCTATCTATGAATCAGTAGCATTTGAATTGTTGATGTCTACTGATGTAGCAGAGAAAATCACAATGGAACAAGAACTTATCAGACTAGAAAAGATAACAAGAAACTTATCTGTATTAGCGCAATTAAGTAAGCACAGAATGGAGAGGGTGTAATAACCCTCTTCTACGCTTTCAGATACTTTATGTAACTCAAGGCTTAAATAAATAGTAATAGATATTATGTGTAACTCTAACGATGATAATGCGGACCTTGCGTTCTTATT